GACCATTCAGCTTGACGATTTCGCGGATCGTGTTCTGAAGCCGCGTATCTCGCAGCTTGCATCGTCCATCGACGCTGACGTTGCCAACTCCTACAAGGGCATCTTCTCGTCCGTCGGCACCCCCGGCACGACCCCGGCCACTTCGCTCGTCCTGCTCCAGGGCCAGCAGAAGCTGAACGAGTACGCTGCCATGATGCCGAACCGCTACGCGACCGTTAACCCGGCCGCCAACGCTGGTCTGGTCGAAGGCATGAAGGGCCTCTTCAACCCCGTCGATACCATCTCGCGCCAGTTCAAGGCCGGTATGATGGGCGAAGGCGTCCTCGGCTACGACGAGATCAACATGTCGCAGTCGATCAAGCTGCACACCACGGGCACCCGCGCAGCCACGGGCGCCACGGTCAACGGCAACGCCTCGGAAGGTGCGACGACCATCACCCTCGCCAGCGCCGGTAACGCGCTGACGTTCACGGTGGGCGACGTATTCACTGTGGCCGACTGCTTCTCCGTGAACCCGCAGACCCGCGAAAGCACGGGTTCGCTCCAGCAGTTCACCGTGACGGCAGCCAACACCTCGACCGCTGGCGGCGCTGTGACGCTGGCTGTCTCGCCGGCGCTCTACTCGCCGACGAACGCTCTCGCCTCCGTCTCCACCCTCACCATCACTGGTAAGGCCGTGACGTTCATCGGCGCAGCTTCGACCTCCTACCCGCAGAACCTGATCTACCACAAGGACGCTATCTCGTTCGCTACGGCCGATCTTCTTCTGCCGCAGGGTGTCGATATGGCTTCCCGCCAGGTTCACAATGGCATCTCGATGCGAATTGTGCGCCAGTACGACATTAACAATGACCGGCTGCCCTGTCGCATCGATGTACTTTATGGCTATTCAGTGATCAGGCCTCAAATGGCTGCGCGTTTGTGGGGCTAAAATGGTTTCTTGCGTAGAGTAGGATGGACGTGCTACGCTACTCTGGCTTAACAACCGGAGTAGCGTAGTGACCGACATCTGCTGCATAAAGGAATGCAACTTGCCAGTCGTAGCTTTAGGTCTTTGCAACAAACATTGGCGGCGAAACAAGAAATTTGGTTCTCCTGCGGCGGTATCGTGCCACAGCGGATCTTTTCGTGGTCTTTCTGCCGAAGAACGGTTTGCAAAATCTGTTGCCAAAACTGACGGGTGCTGGCTGTGGAAAGCCAGTAAGGATAAAAACGGATACGGGATTTTCAGAGGTGACTTAGCCGGCGTTATGTTTACCCGCGCGCATCGTTTTTCGTATGCCTTGCATACGGGGGATTTGCTCGTAAACATGCAAGCCCTGCACACCTGTGACAACCCGAGTTGCGTTAACCCAGACCATTTATTTTCTGGTACAAACGCCGACAATATGCGCGATAAAGTGCAAAAAGGTCGGTCGCGCGTGCCAGTAGGTGAACAGAACGGGCACGCTATCCTTACTGAGCGCCAAGTCCGCCGCATTCTTAAAGACCCTAGACCCTACGCAGAAATCGCTGCACAATACAATGTAGCTGCATCTACGATTGGTAGCATAAAACAACGCTACTCGTGGAAGCATATCTAACAAACGAAACATAGGAGAATATGACAATGGCTATCCCTAACGGTGCTGGTGGTTATCAGGTCGGCGACGGCAACCTGAATGATCCGCTTATCGACGCCCTTCCCGAACCCGTCTCGGTCACGACAGCGGCAACGCTGACCCCGGCGCAGGTTCTGAACGGCCTGATCATCGCGAACAGCGGCATTACCGCTGCTTCCGTGACCTACACGCTGCCGACCGTTGCCGATCTGGAAGCGGTCCTCACCAACTCGGACAAGACGGGCACGTCGTTTACGTTCCGCGTGGTGAACATCGGCACGTCCTCTGCCACCGCTATCATCGCGGCCGGCACGGGTTGGACGATCACGGGCTCGCTGACGATGACGATCCCCGTGACGACCGGCGCGACGCTGGTCGCCCGCAAGTCGTCTTCGCCGGGCGCTGCAAGCGCCTGGACGCTCTACCGCGTCAATTGACAAACAGGCGGGCGGTCTTCGGGCCGCCCGTCTCCCCTTTTGGAGGAACAATGGCGACCATTTACCTGTCCCACCCCAAGCATGGCGTCAAGATCGCCACGATGGAGATGGAGGCGCAGTACGACGAGATGAACGGCTGGAGCCGTTTTGACCCAGAAGACCAGTTGATCGACGCGCCGGAACCCGTTAACGTAATGCCGGAACCCCGGCGCCGTGGTCGGCCCCGGCTAGAGGTGAGCGAGTGACATGACAACGGCGGGCGACCTGATAAATGGCTCTCTGCGCCTTTTAGGCGTTCTGGCAGAGGGCGAAACGCCGTCGTCTGAGACAGCGCAAGACGCGCTTGTCGCCATGAACCAGATGATACAGTCGTGGGACGCGGAACGGCTTGCGGTGTTCTCGACACAGGACCAGGTCGTTACGTGGCCCGCCAGCACGCGGTCGCGCACGCTGGGGCCTACTGGCGACATTGTTGGTAACCGCCCCGTCCTGATTGACGACAGCACCTACTTCCGCGACCCGACCAACGGCATCTCGTTTGGTCTGAAACTCATCAACCAGCAGCAGTACAACGGCATCGCCGTCAAGACCGTGACCAGCACCTACCCGCAGGTGCTGTGGGTCAACATGACGTACCCCGACGTTGAGATGTACGTGTACCCGGTGCCTACCAAGGATCTGGAGTTCCATATCGTGTCGGTGCAGACGTTGAGCCAGCCGGCCAACCTGGCGACCGATCTGGCGTTCCCGCCGGGCTATCTGCGTTGTTTCCGTTACAATCTGGCCTGCGAAATTGCCCCGGAGTTTGGCGTGGAGCCGTCCCGGCAGGTGCAGCGCATCGCCATGACGTCCAAGCGCAACCTCAAGCGCATCAACAACCCCGACGACATCATGGCTCTGCCGTATAGCCTTATTGGAACTAGGCAGCGGTTTAATATCTACGCCGGAAATTTCTAATGAAATCAAGCACATACCACGTTAAAGGTCAAGTCTGATGGCTGACACTAAGATTTCCCAACTTCCGTCTGCTACGACCCCCTTGTCAGGGGCCGAACTTGTGCCTCTGGTGCAGAGCGGTGCTACCGTTCAGACGCCGACCAACGAGATCAGCAAACTCACTGCGGCGACGGCCAATACCTTCACCGCCAACCAGATCATTGAAGTCACCGACAACGTCAACGCAGCGCTGCGCGTCACGCAGTTGGGCACGGCTGACGCGCTCCGCATTGAGGACAGCACGAACCCGGACAGCAGTCCGGTTGTTGTGGACGCCAGTGGCAACGTATGCATTGGAACACTTTCCACAAGCGACAAACTCCACATTCGCCAATCTGGGTCTGTCTACGCGAAAATCCAATGTGATAACATAGGCGCGGGTGTTGGCTGGTATTTCACGAACACAACAACGAACTGGCTGATCGGCAGTGGTCCGGTTTCAGGTGGTGGTGAGTTTGCCTTTTACGATGCAACACGAACCGTCGAGCGTTTTCGTATTGACACATCAGGCAACGTCCTCGTCACCTCATCCGGTGGCCTCGGCTACGGCACGGGCAGCGGCGGCGGTGTTACGCAGCTTACAAGCAAAACGACTGCTGTCACGGTTAACAAAACAAACGGGTACATTTTAACAAGCAATAGCGCGCTTGGCGGTGGAGCCTCCGCTACGTTTACTGTTTCAAATTCAACTTTTGCTGCATCAGATAATGTCGTTTTGAACTCGACAAATGGAAACTACAGCGTACGCGTAGCAAACAATAACTCTGGGTCGTTTACGATAACATTGAAAAACGAAACCGGAGGCTCTTTGTCTGATGCAGTTCAGATACAATTTGCCATCATTAAATCCGTGTTTGCGTAATGAACTGCCCGCTCCCGCGCTACTACCTCTGCCATGCGGTGATTGCGCTGATAATCGCCGCAGTCCTCTGGTGGCCGCTTGGCCTCACCGCTGGCCTTGCAGCAGGCGTGGCCTTCTACGCGGGGCGTGAATACACACAATGGGAAAGCGGCTTGCCCTTCGATTGGAAAGGCATTGCCGCGCCTTTTATCGCCTGTTGTTTGGTGCTTGTCGTTCATCTGGTCGCGTAGGGAAACACTGCGATGCCTGCTCGGTTTCTCAAGTTTTTGCATGGTGAGGTCATGGAGCGCATCAGGGTGCCTGGTTCACCGCACCCGTGACCGACGGCAATTGCATCGATTCGGCTTTCGGCTTTGCATATCCATCCGCGCGGAATAGTTCGGCGTATTTATGGCGCGACAGTGCCACGCCTATTAGCCCCTCGAATGTCATCGGGTCAAACCACAGATCGGGGTCAAA